AAAAAAAAAATAGGGGAGACCCCCTCAAGATATACCATATAGATATACCTTGAGAGAGTCTCCGGAGATTAAGTTTGTGTTTTGTTTTATGTGATTTCTTTTTATTAGGAATCACTTGAGGCCTGTATTTAGGCTGACGTAAATCTTTAGCCATAGGGTTTTTAATAACCGATTTAGATTTCATTTTATTTCTCCATATAAAGGGGTACACACCAATAAAGCATGTACCCCACTACAGTCTTCCACTATACTAGCCTTTTCAGAGCGTGTCTTCCACAGCCTCTAGGGTTTACTAACATACCTATAGAGCAGAGATTTCAACAACCTCAATTCCTTTACCTTTTAAATGACTAACAATTTCTTCCCAACCTTTTAATTGTTTAGGGTCTCGTGTTAACCACGTAAAGTCATCTTCTTCATTCTGACATATAACCTCAAAGTTAGAATTTTCTTCTAAAGGGCCATAGCATTCTACTTCATCGATTATTTGAATAAGTGGTTTAGGTAAGTATTCTTCATAGTAAGCGCTCATGGAATATATCCTTGCTCTCCATTAACTTGACCTGAAAAATAAGAATAATAGTTATCCCATAACAAGTCATAAGTTTTTCCTTGGTATTCTACTACCATAATATCAGGCATAACAGCTCTATGAGTAGATTTCATTTCAACAAAATCAACAAGCATATAATCTTTATTTTGATTTTTAGGAATAAAAGTTTCAGTATTCATCAAATATCTTCCAACAAAATTAACTTAACATGATAAGGGTTAGGTCTTTTCTTAACAGCTTCATACATATCTTTAGATACTAATATTACTTCAACAGGGGGATGTTCTATAAATCCACTTGTATTCATTACATTAAACCTATACATAGAGAAACTTCTTTGACCAAAGTGTCTATTCATGTTAGTTAATCTAGAACTATTTTCATCTGTAACATAAAATGTTATTTCAGGATTAAGCCACAAGTGTTCTATGATTTCTTTAGTAAAATCATCTACACCATAAATACCTATATCTGTAATATCTTTATATTGTTTTAAAAAGTCAGATTTAGCTGTTGTTGGATTATGTTTTAACTTTACTTTAGTTGAGGGTCTTCCTCTCTTCTTTTTTACCTGTGTATCACTCATTTAAATGATCCTCTAAGTCAGTTGATGCGCCAATCATTTGGAATATAACAGGTACAGTTGTCATTGATAGTTCTTCTTTGATAAAACGTTTGTACATTTCTCGTTTACTTTCAACCATAGTACTTAAGTTTTTATATACATACGCAGTGTGATTTTTTTCTAATAATTTTTTAGCATTATCACACCATAAACAATTATCCTTGCCAATAACATAATACATTATTCTTCGTCATCACCTTCTAGTACATTTAAAGTCATTTGTACTGCATCAGAGAATATCATTAAGAAAATATCATTTAAAGATTGATCTGTATTAAAATCAAATCCACCTTCAATATAAGTTTCAAACATGTCTCCAATCATTGATGATAACTTTTCTTCATCACTTAACTCTATCTTTTTAATCTCAGTCATTGCCTCTTCCACGCATAGTTTCATCTTCTTGTAACCAAATTAATCTGTTAATATCTCCTCTTGAGATACCAATATCTTTTAGCTCATTATCTGTTAACCTATTAAGTTGTTTAATAGTTTCTCGATGATGTCGCCATGTTCTTAAATAGCGCCAATATCGTACTATCCAATTTTCAAGTATTGCTTTTCTAAGCATTTCCACCCCATTCTATACACTTCCAGTCATATACGGCCCAGCCATATTTAGTAACATATTCTATTCCTACTTGTACCTGTTCTTTACAGACTTTTTCTGAAGGGTATAAAAGGGGATTAGCCATAGCTTTGCAATCTGTTCCTTGCATGTTGCAAGCTAGTAATATTGCAGTAAACATTAGTCAACCCCTTTTATTTTAAAAATACATGATGCAAGCATATCCATCATTTCATCATGATCTTCAATTCCGCTTGCAGAAAATTGAATTTCACCGTCATTACCTTTAGTAATAAGAAGTGTACCTTCAAATATATCATCACAATGATTTAATACAAAACAATGATCATCTATATATTTGTTTTCTTTTTTAAGTTCTTCTTTTTCTTTTAGTTTTTCGGTAAAATTTATAATTTCTGTCATTGAAACGGCAGCCATCCTAAATTAGTTAAAGCCCAAAGTCCAATCCAAGTATGAATGATAGATGCGACAATAACGCCGCACCCCCATCCAACTAATTTACCAATTTTTTCAGAAAAAGTTCTAGTATTATCCTTCGACATGTGTATACTCCGATGCATGAGCTATTATATCTTTGATATAAGAGTTACAATTTTCCCAACTAGTATATACTTTTTTTATACTATGATAATCATCATTTTTGTCTCGACCGCTATAACTAATTACAAAGCCATTTTCACAAAATTCAATTTCAAATCCAGATACATCTTTTACTATTTTATTCATTTTAATCTTTCTAATATAATTGTTCTTTAACGTCAGGTATTATATTTCGCAACCACCAGCAGCGCAAGCTAAAGTTTGAGCGCCTTCTGTGGTGTCCTCTATTTCATAGTTATCTAATAAATTAAAGTTTACTTCAGGAAAAGCATGAACTGCTTTAATATATTCTTGTTCAGTGCAAGGCGAATAAGGTGCTTGTGCATAAGTATGTTCACTATAAGGCAAGAAACTGATACCAGTTACATTATCAAAATTCTTAAATACCCAGTCGCCTACTTCTAACCATTCATGCTCTTTTACATAAATAGTTACTGAAACTGAATGTTCTGACCACCAAGTTTGGTAGGTTAACCAATTCTCAAGCTGTTCAATAGCTGTTTGTTCGTTAGCTAATGTAGCACCTTTCGGTGATTTAATTGGAAAATAAAATACAGTAGTACGTTCTAAATTCATAGCGTCTGGTTCGTTGGGTACACCTTGATCTTTAAGAAGTTGTGTTAAAGGATCGTTATTCGACTGACGAACAGATCGTATATAATAAGGGGCAAACCGACCATGAATGCCACTAGCACTGTCAACAAGCTGGCTAACAGTACCGCTTGGCTTAACTGTAGTAATAGCTGTAGCGGGGTTAATTGAAAGTCGTTCTGCGTATTTTTTATTAGTTTGAATAGCAACATCTTTCATTTCTTTTAACAGCCTTGGGTCAGGATTTTGTAATAGTTTACAGTCTTGAATACCAGTTAAACTTACACCTAGTAAGCTCTCTTCTTCACAATTCTTTTGCCATACTTTACGAACATATTTAAAGTCTGTCAGCGAGGCTTGAAACGTACCAAGAATAGTAGCAATACGTACTTTACGCTTGAGATCTTCTTCTGTGTCATCTACTCGGCATACTACTTCTGATAAGTTGCAGAGTTGTCCTGAACGCAATAAGATTTCTGCACAAGGATTGGTACCACGAATTTGTGAGCTATCTCTACGACCACCATTAGTATTACGTTGAGCACCATAACGGCTGTAAATACCCCGTTCACCAGAACCTGATTTTTTAAGTGCTAACCACTCTTCCATAAATACATCCATAGAAGGCTTTTGATCATAAGATGCAGAATTATTAGCTAAAGCTCGTTGTGAGTTATTTTCCCACCACATTCCTGACTTAGCATCACGTACTTCTGGGTCTGTAAGATCACTTAAAGAAATAAGAGCAGAACGCCGTACACCACCTACTACAACAATTTCTGCAATTTTACATACGATATCGTGTACTTCAATAGGGCGCAATTTACGTCCTGCTGCATTTTTAAATGTATTTGTTACAAATTCAAATAAACGCTTAAGAGGTTCAGGGCCAGAAGCTCGGCCTCCCATTGTTTTAAGACGAGCACCTTCTGGTCTAACTTTAGAATAATCCCATTCATGGATATTTCCTAAATATAAATCTGCTACAAGTTTACGTAATCCTTTTGCCCAACCTTCGGCACTATCTTCAATAGAAATAGTACGTTCTGTTTTAACAAATTGATCGTTAATAATGGGTAATTTATTTACAGCACTAGCTTCAGCTGAAAACCCTACACCTGTACCAGCCATAAGGATATAAAGTATTTCATCAAATACTCTTGGGTGATCTACTTCTGCAAAACTACAATTATAGCCTCGGAAGTGATTTTTTGATAGTGCGTCTCCTGCGCTCCACATAGAACGCATAGAAGGCATAACTTCTTTATCGTATACAGCATCATGCACTTCTTGAAATTCCGCATCAGTAATAACGTTATTACCAATTTGTTCTTTCCAAAATCCGATGAGTCTATCTACAGTTTCGCTCCACGTCTCGCGCCGATTCCAGTCAGCTATAAAACGTGAGTATCGTGAAAGATGGATAAAGTCTTCGTAAGCTTTCATGATTTAATCCTTTTTATTTTTAATTGTCGTTTTTGTTGATGTAACTTTTTTCTTAGGATTATACCATGAATTTTTAATTTCTTCTAATTCATCAAGTGAATAAATTTTTCTAATATTAGGGTTAATTAACCATTTGCTAAATTTTTCATCGGTATAATTGCTATCTTTTAGTTCTTTAAGAACATCTTCTATTGTTGGCATTAGTGAAGTGCCTTTCCATCTTTGTTTAAGTTATTAAAAAAGGTATCAGCATAGTAATATATAGAATTAAACTGTTCTTCTTCTTCATCATTTAATTCGTCAATCATACCATAAAGATACTCTTGTATATAAGGGTTAAGGTTAGATATATCAACCCCCGAATCCAGGAGTTGACATATAATAGATAATTGTACTAAATGTTGCGGGTCCATTTAAATCCTAATTTCTTCATGTACTTCAAATTCATCAGACCCTCGTTTTAATCGGCCTGTATCAAACTCATAATACAAGCTACCTGAAGGGCCAGTCAATCCCGTATATCTGCACTTGAGGACTTTTGTTTTAATAGTGTTCCGCTCTTCAACATTATCTGACCCAACATTTCTAGCAAAAGCGATAATATCCATAGAGATTTGTTTAATAGAGCCAGAGCCTCTAATGTCATCCATTGACGGGAGTTTTCCTTCTTCAAAGCTTTTTCCTTTATTATCTGTTTTACGTAAGTGACTAATAAGACCAATCCAGACTTCATGCTTTTTAACAAGTCTAAGAAGATCATTCATAATTTTATCTATTGCTTCGTTTCCAGTGAGTCCTTCAGTGCCTTCCGAAGCGAGGATAGTGATGTGGTCAACAAATAAGTATTTACAACCACTAAGGCACATATACTCCAAGAAATCCATGATGGATCCGTCTGATATACTACCCTGATGATCAAGCACCAGAACACGATCAGAGTCGAATATGCGGTCAAATCCCACCTTGAGATCTTCAATAGGGATTTCTTCACTCGCAGGGTTGCGATTAAGTGCCATACCTGCCATTTTACGGGCAGTTTCAGCGGGAGACTCTTCAAGCGAGATAATACCGATTTTATCATCTGTTTTCTCCAATAAGTCAAGAGCTATTTCTCTTAATAGGGTTGATTTACCTGAACCAGTACCTGAAGTCCATAAAGTGATTTCGCCGAAACGCATACCCTTTAATTTGTCATTAAGACCTTCCATATACTCAGGATATGGTACAGATTCAATTTCGTTATAAGCTTCTAATTGATGCCAAAGTTGTTCTTTAGTAAGTATACCTGCAGGTGTATAATCTACTGCATTATATATAGTCTTAATTACACTATCAGGATCTTTAATCCAAAGATCACTTGCATCTTTTTCATTAGATTTAGCAATTTTAATTTTATCATAACCAATGATACGAGCAGCTTCTTTAGTAGCTTCTCTACCTGCATCATCATTATCAAGCCATAAAATTACTTCATCAAAGTTTCTAACCCAATCTCTTTCTTTAATAAGATCTTTAACACTAGAAGCAGATCTTAGAGATACTACGGGATAAAAGGTTTGATATCGCTTGTACCATGCAGATTGCACTGACATAGCATCAAGCTCTCCTTCGCAGATAACAAGTCTTTTTCCTCCACTATACAGTTGTTGTCCAAACAAGCCACTTCTAACGGTTCCAATCGAGGTAAAGTCTTTAGGTAACTTTCTGACTTTATACCCTGAGAGTTTGTCTCCGTCATAGTAGGGGTAATAATGAGAATCAATATTACCATCAATATCATAAGCAACCTTAACACCGTAATGTTCAGATATTTGGCGACGAATATTACGCTCTTTAAAACCACGAGAAGTGAAGTCATGTTCTACCTCTTTGAGCTTGGTAGACCAATCTCTAGTTAATGTTTGTTCTTGCATATGTTCCTCTTTAGGAGCTAAGAAATTGCTTCTACATGAAAAACAAAAAGCTGATTGATCATCATAAATTTGTTTTGCATCACTACTTTCACATTTTTCACATGGTTGATTACGAGTTATTATTCGACCCATTATTATTATCCATAGTTAATTCAGCTACAAATTTACTTAGTTCTTGAGCAAATAAATAAAAGACTATTGCAATTACTGGATCAAATACATTAAACTTAAATGTATAATCTATTAATCCAAAGAGCAATGCAGCCATTCCAGCAATCCATAAGGCTGGAGCTATAGGTGACATTATAAATACCTCTTTTTTAATTTGTTAGGATATCTCTTAGTAGATTGTTTAGGAAACTCTTTTGGTACAAATCTTATAGCTGCAATTTGTCTATTATAAAATCTAGGTGTTATACTATCTGATAAATACTCTGTCATGCAACCGCAGATCATTTGTAAATAAGCTTCAGCGTAATATAAACCACCTTTTGTTTTATAAAGATCTATCATTTCAAATTTAAATTCAGATTTGCCATATTTGCTAATATCTTTTTTTAAAGTTTTAGAAGATCCCATATAGGTTTTCCATGACATAGCTTTACCGTATGTTTTAGACTTTTTACGACCACCATGCCAAAATTGTTTTTTACCAATGTAGTACTGATTAGTTTCTTTATTTTCTATACAATACACAAAACCAAACCAATCGCTAGGCTCAAACTTTTTATTGTATATCCAATGACCTTTATCTATTGACATAAGCATTATACTTTTCTTTTGATAAACTAAAATGATCGTTTTCTTTGCGCCAAATATGCAAAAGTTTACCATTAGCTAACATATAAGAGTGACCTTCTTCTCCATAAAAGTCTGCATATGCTTTACATACAACCTCTTTTCTTTCATACGGGAAAATAATACCTTCAAGCATTTTTTCAGCTTTTTTAACCCCAATCCCAGGAATCCCAGGTATGTTGTCTACGCTGTCGCCCATAAGTAATTGTTTCCAATAGAAATAATCTGCATAGTTACCTTCAATTATATAAGGTTTTCTTTTTCTAGGATTGTAATGAAGACCTTGGATACAGTCTAAGTCTTTATCTACAGTAACAATTGCATAAGGTTGTTTACACTCATTAGACCAAATGCGAACCATATCATCAGCTTCACAATTGTCTGTTAATATACAACCTTCATACTCATTTACAACATCTGATTTCAAATCTAAGAACCATTCTGGCCTTGTTGATTTTGACTTTGACCGATTAGCCTTATACTCATTGTATATGTCTACTCGAAAGTTGTCAGGGCCACCTAGAGCCATGACGTAATCTGTTGTA